ATGAAGAAAAACGTTATGTTGGACGCTACGACAACTGAAACTTGTAGCGATGAAGAGAAGCAGAAGAACCTCGAAACAATGGTTAAGTATGGCGAGGAACTTAGCAACGAACTCATTGAGAAGTTATCACTGTATGGTAATTCTTATCAAGGACTGTGCGTAGAGACCTATGCCGTCTGCAAGGCTTATGCTGCATTGAAGGTCATCGCACAGGATGCAGGCTGGGATAACGAGCCTCTGTTCCAGAAGCTTTTGCCTTGGTTTATCGATGAATCAAAGGAGGTGCTGGATGAGGTAAATAACACGAAAAATATCTAATCACTAAAATTAACAAGGTATGTTTGAAGTTGATGTTAATGAGGCTAAGGTAAAACTGCTGATGACAGAGTATCAGGAATTGACTGAGGAACTGATGAAGAAGGAGTGTTATCTTGATGGATTGAAAGAGCGTATTTGTCATCAGGCTAAACTATACTATGACACTTATTTAGGGAGATGGAGTCACATGTATTTCGACAAGAATTTCATTGACAATGCTGAGGTTCGTGCCAGCGATATCCGCTTGAAGTTTTACGATGGTAATATTAACGTATTAGTGACTGTGGCTGTCAATCCATCAGACCTGAGGAAGGATCTTAAGTTGAATGCTAAAGAGAAGATGCTGTTGGGCAAGGCAAAGAAACTTTGGAAAGAGGTTGCAGAAGATCGTTTGATGTACAACCTAGAAGAGTTCGAAAAGATATCTTTCCACTTGATGGATTATGAGAACCAAATAGAGCTCGTTAATGAAGAGTGTTTCTGTTTCAAGGAATTGGATCTGATGAACGGGACAAACATCTGTGTGGGGAACCTTGTTATTGGTAAGTGTAACGGTACTGATGTTTTGCTAAACATGTTTGAAAAAAAATAAAATAAAAATATGAATACAACAAATGAAGAACTGAGTAAGGTGCTGCAACACTTGGCACCATGGATTGAGAAGACTGATGGTGAAGAGACTGTGGGTTCGTGGGAAACCACACTGGCCACCAAGATGATGATGAAGTTGTTGGAGCTTTGGATTACACCAGAGAATCGCGAACGAATAGAAAAGATACTTGAAAATTATCACCCTCTGGATCGCAGTGCCATGGCTTATGCCTTGCTGGTCTACGTGATGACGGGCACTAAGATGACGTTCAAGAGTGCTGTGGCTAACCAACACTACAAGACCATCTGCAAGATGTTGAAGGAGGATATGCCAGAGCTGATGTTTGCCGGTCATATGAAGTACATGATACGCAAATACGGTAAGAAAAATAAGTAAGAAAGTATAACCGAGTCGGAGGATGGGCGAGGAAACGTGTACGTACGAATGAGCTCAACTAAAACCCCGCTTTCCAATGCTCATTAATTCGATAAGATTATGCGAATAGAAATTGAAATCAGCCAGGAGATACTGGCAGCCGTGATGGACGGCAAGTGTATGGAAGGAAGATTGCGCTTGCAACTTTCGAGTATGGGAACACATCAGGTGATAGCTTTTGCGCCCTACAACCGTAAGCCAAAAGGCAGTCAAGACAGGGTGATTTGTCAGTTGGAGAACGGGTGGCTGAAGGAGAGTCCAAGGCGTATTAAGTTCTACACCTCAGTGAAGAAGGAACTGGGACGACGTATGGTGGACGTGGTGATGCACCGCGATTTGAAAGCGGCCATGAACGTGATGGAGATTCAGGAGATTTTGGATAACATTTAACTTAATATTGATATATGTTTTGTTATCAGAAGAATTTCAGTAATCCAACGTTGCCAGTAGACGAGCCCCAATTCTGGGGCCTCGTCAAGGCAACACAATGGAACGAGAACATCGATAAGTTTCGAGAGACAGGCGATGCTCAGTTGAAGCGCAAACTGCCAGCATTCATCTTCCAGGCTACGTTTGATGAAACGACATCGAAGAGTGGTAAGACAGGGGCTTGGAGAAAGCAAGCTGCAACACGATTGACAGGCTTGGTGGTGATGGATGTTGACCACATTGAAAACCCTTTGACCATGTATCAAGGTTGGGTGGAAAAGGCGCTGGACTTCAAGGCTCTAGGCATATTGCTTATCTACATCACACCCTCAGGGAAAGGTCTAAAGATTGTCTTTAAGGCTGATGTGGCAAAGGGCAACCTGATTGATAATCAGCACGCCATGGCGAAGGTGCTGGGTGTGGAAGTGGATGAGAGTTGCAAGGATGCCAGTCGTATGAGTTTCATCTGCAAGGAAACGGATATTTTGTATTTGGATAAAGAACTGTTTACGTATGAGAACAAAGAATTTGGTGAGAAATATGATGCTGAGTATAGGGCTGGTCATAGTGCTGACACTAAGCCTACTAATGTGGCCGACAAGGGTCATCAACAAGATTCTGAGACAATCAGGACTGTGGATGCTGAGACATTGGAATTAACATGGAAGGGCTATGATGTACAGTCTATTATTGACCTGCGCTATGGCGACAAACTGCCATGTGCTGCCGACAGTAACCGCCACAACGAAAGCCTCAAACTGGCAAGCGACCTGCTTATCATGTTTGATGGCGACAAGCAGAAGACACTGGCCATGCTCAAGGCGCAGAAGTGGGTGCAGGAGATCATCGACGAGCGTGACGAGAATGTTGAGCAGACTGTTTCCAGTGCCGCTCAGCGCATGGCAGAAAGGGAGAAGAAATACCTTAGCCAACAGCCAAGTAAGGCCATGCAGGATGCTATCGTCAAGAAGACGGGCTACACATACACAGAGATTACGAAGGGCAAAGAAGCGACGTCGGCGGCGGCAGAGGCTCAGATTACTATGGACCAGTGGTTGTGGGAATGGGGTGAACAGATTGAAGCACTGTTTGATGACTTCCCGCTGTTGAAGGACATCTGCCGAGGGTTGAAACGCAACCAATACCCAGCAGCTGTGTTTGTGGCAGGTGGACTGATGATGACTTTGATGACGCGATGCACCTATCGCTTCTATCATCGCCCTGAGGAGTTGCGACGCTTGAATAACTCGACGCTGATTATAGGCGACCCTGCTAGTGGTAAATCGTTTGCCACAAGGCTTTACAACCTTCTTGCTGCACCCTTGAAAATGGCTGACCAAGCAGGCATTGAGGCCATCAACCACTACAAGGAACAGATGAAGACGAAGGGTGCCAACAAGGAAAAGCCACAGAAGCCCAAGGCACTGGTAAGGGTGCACCCTGCACGTACTTCGAATGCACAATTCATTCAAGACATGGTGAACGCTGTAGAGGTGGTGGACGGCAAAGAGATGCAACTGCACATGCTGACGTTCGACACTGAGTTGGATAACACGCTGACGGTTCAGAAGGGTGGTTCATGGATTGACAAGCAGAGCCTTGAACTAAAGGCCTTCCACAACGAGGAAGACGGACAGGCTTACTCGAATCTGGAATCTGTGATGCAGAACTTCGTAGTGACGTGGAACTACATCTACACAGGCACGCCCTTAGCCCTTCGCAACAAGGTGAACGAGCGCAATTTCGGCTCAGGTCTGGCTACACGTCTGACGGTGATTCCACTGCCTGCCACTAACTTCGAAATGATGAGTCGCGAGAGACATGTGGACTATAAGAGCGATGAGCGTCTGAAGGAGTGGGCTGTCAAACTGGATCGCATGAAGGGTGAGTTGACAGTTCAGAAGATAGTAGATGAGCTCTACGAATGGACGGCACGCCGTATGGCCGATGCCAAGGAAAACGAGTCGAAAGCCGAGGAAATGCTGTTGAAACGCTGTGCCTATCATGGGCTGAATTTCGCTGCTCCGTTTATCGTGATGCGCCATTGGGATTGCATTCATCAGGATGGCTCGTATTGGTGTGGTGAGTTTGAAACAGACGATACAGACTGGAAACTGGCTGAGCTTTTGGTCACGATACATTACGCCTGTCAGCGCCATTATTTTCAGGCAATGGCAGAGAAATATTTCGACGACCAGTTGCGCGACGTGTCGGCAAACTCGCATCGCAAGCAGCATACCATCGATGCTTTCAAGTGTCTGCCTGAAGAGTTTACAATTGACGATGCCATGCACTGTTTCTCGCTGTCAAACGACACTGCGGCACGAGTGAAGATATATCGTCTGATAAAGGATCACCTTGTAGAAAAGGCGGGCGAATTTGTAGAGAACGGCACAACCAAGGCGGTGTATAAGAAAACGGGCAGGGTAATGCGCTGACGCCATATCACCGTATCACAGTTACACCGTTACATCAATGAAAGCGAATAAAGAGTAATATGACAAAAGTAAGTATTAATAAGACTATGAATCTCAGCGAGCATTTTACGCTCGCTGAGTTAACCAAAACGAAAACGGGAATTGATAACGTTCCTAACGAGGAGCAAGTGAAGAATTTAAAGCGAGTGTGCAAGTGGCTGGAGAAATTGCGCAAGCGATGGAATGATATTTATGGTGAAGGGGATGACCCTATCATCATTAACTCTGGATTCAGAAGTCCAGAAGTGAACAAGGCGGTTGGTGGGGCCACATTGAGCAACCACTTAACAGGTTGTGCGGTAGATATCCGATGTATCGGCATTGAACAAGCCTTGCGCTACGCAGCGATATTGCTCGACATCTCAGACCTGAACAACGAGGATTTCGATGAATTGCTGATAGAACAGAAGACGCACGTCAATTGGATTCACTTCGCAGTAAAGCCTAGTTGCAATCGTAGGCGCACAAACTTTAAGAGATAAAATAATCGGGCTGCCATTTGGGTGGCCCAAAATTTTTTCGTAACTTCGCACCATAAATAAGAAAATATGTTAGGAGCAATAATTGGTGATATAGTTGGTAGCCGTTGGGAGTTTGACCCTACAAACGACTACGATTTCGAATGGCTGTCTGAAGAGAATGGATTTACGGATGATACCATCTGTACTATTGCTGTAGCTGATGCACTGCTGAATGAGCGTGACTTTGGCGAGAGTATTCATGACTGGTGTAATCGTTATCCTGATCCGATGGGAGGATATGGTGGAAGGTTTGCTCAGTGGGTACAGAGCGAGAATCCACAACCATATAACAGTTTTGGTAATGGCGCTGCCATGCGCGTGAGTCCAGTGGCATGGGCAGCTCATGATTTGGAGTTCAAATATCTGTTGAAGATGGCAGAAGAGACAGCGGCTTGTTCACATAATCATCCAGAGGGGATAAAGGGTGCGCAGACTGTTGCATTGGCTATCCAGTATGGTATTGAATTGCCTTGTTATCACCCAAGCTTCACCAAAGAACATATTAAGGAATTAACTGAACGTTGTGCCGAATTTGGAGGCTACAACATTAACATCAAAAAAGAAGATGTTATCAATCGGTTTGACGAGACATGCCAGGGAACGGTTCCTGTTGCATTATGGATTATAGGCGAAAGTACGTCTTTTGAGGATGCTGTTCGCAAGGCTGTTAGTCTTGGTGCTGATGCTGATACTCTTGGTGCCATCGTAGGCAGTATAGCTGAAGCTATTTGGGGAATACCCAGAGAAATGAAATTGCAAGCCCTAGAATATCTTCCGTCAGTTATGAAGGAAGTGGTTACACGTTTCTATGGTCGTTATATAATGGATGAGCTATGGTAAGACAACATATTGTATTTCTAACAGGTGCGGGCGTTAGTGCTGAAAGCGGATTGAGTACATTCCGCGGTAAGGATGGCATGTGGACTAACGAGGAGTGGGTTCATCTGGCTAGTACGGATGCACTCTATAATGAGACGCAGAAGTGCCTTGATTTCTATAATTGGAGGCGGAAGAAGCTGTCCGAGGTGGAGCCGAACGATGCTCACCGCATGATAGCAGAACTGGAAAAGGAGCATGAAGTGACAGTTATCACGCAGAATGTGGATAACCTGCATGAACGGGCTGGCTCGACACGAGTAATCCATCTACATGGGGAGCTGAGCAAGGTCTGCTCAATGAATAACCGCACGACTTTCGTGAAGGAATATCCGCTGACAACACCCATTAGAGTGGGGGACAAGGCTGAGGATGGTTCGCAACTGCGGCCCTATATTGTGATGTTTGGCGAGTATATTGATAGTATGAATGTTGCTGTTGACATCGTGAGCAAAGCCGACATCTTCGTGGTCATCGGCACCTCGCTGAAGGTATATCCAGCAGCTGGGTTCATCAACTACGCCCACCATGAGGTGCCTAAATTCGTGATTGACTTAGGTGAGATGGAACAATGCACGCAATTGGGCTTTACTCACTTTAAGACTACAGCCACAGAGGGCATGAAGATGCTGCTGGAGGCATTCAAGGAATTGTAATTTATCGATTATGGCATATACATACAAATATCCAAGACCGGCAGTCACGGCTGACTGCGTGGTAATAACGAGGGAAGCGGAGCCAAAGGTGTTGCTTATCCAGCGAGGCTTTGCCCCTTATAAGGGTTGCTGGGCATTTCCTGGCGGATTCATGAATATGGACGAAACGACGGAGCAATGTGCCATTAGGGAGCTGGAGGAAGAAACAGGCCTGAAGGTGTCAACCGTCTATCAGATTGGAACATACTCAAAGGTTAATCGTGACCCACGAGGTCGTACTATCACCGTGGCATACATCGCTATAATTGACTCCCCACTGGAAGTTCAAGGTCGGGACGATGCCGCCAAAGCTGAGTGGTTCCCTATTTCTGATCTTCCAGAACTTGCTTTTGACCACGAAGAAATCATGTCTGATGCTATTAATTTTTATGCAATTAAGTATCAAAAATGAATTAACTCTTTTAAGATAGAAGCGGCCACCTATAATAAGTAGCCGCTTCTTCTATATTTAATCTTCTTTGAAGAATGATCCTTTGGGGATCTCGCTTTCGCATGCCAAACAGCAGTTGTAGCGTTCGCGACTGCGGCGTTCACGGGCAAACATGGCCTTGGTGCCTTCTTCGTCCTGTTGGAACTCCATGTGATCTTCGATAGCAAAGGAATGGGCCATCTCTTCGACATCAAGGTTGTCTGTACCAATGAGTGTGAAGGTCCAGTTCTGCTTCTTTAGCTTCTCGATGAGGGTACGAACCATCTTCAAGTTCCATTCCTCGCTGCTGTTCTCGTAGCCATCGGTGATGATGGTAACAAGAACATGGTCGCCATCTTCCACTTGGGCATTGACTTTGGATATACCTTTGCCGATAGCATCATACAGCGGAGTAGCGGCACTAGGGCGGTAGGCTTTCCATGCTATATCCTTGGTCTTGTCGGCAGGGGTGTTGTCATAGTGCAGCTTGGTATGGTCGCTGTCGAAAGTGAGCAGCGTGACATACTGCAGCTGGTTGGGATACTTCTTCTGCATCATGCGGACAGTCTGCAGGGTTTCGTTCATGCCTGTGAAGGCTTGCTTGCGGATGCACTCCATAGAACCGCTCTCGTCAACAACAATGAGGTTGTGAACTCTCGTTGGAATTAAATCTGTCATAGTTGTAATGTTTTAAAGGTGAATACTTTTGTTTTCGACATGTCTTTATCTCTTTAAAGAAGAATTCAGGAAAAAATTAAGCAAGAATGGAAAAATTTTCGTATCTTCGCAGCATAAACTAATAATATGTACTACGGACGGCTATCTGATAAGGAGATTCTGAAAGGCTTTCGCGAAGGCGATAGTGACATTATCCGTGATTATTTCTACGGGTATTGTCAGATAGGTTATAATATCTTTGACCAAAGATACCAGTTAAGGGGAAAGCAGAATCTGGACTTCATGTCGCTGGCACACCAGTATGCCATCTATCTGATGGAGCATGATTGGAAACCGCTGGAGGATCATTCGCCAGAGGTGAGTCTCAAGACATGGCTTATCAATGGGTTCCGCTTTGTGGTACTGGATGCACTGAAGTGGTACAAGAAGGAATATGGCAGCATCACGTTTGAGGATTATCTGCGCTCTTTTGACGTGACGAGTGATTTACGTCTGCAGTTTAACCGCATGGTGGAGGATGTCTGTGACCATGTGCCGATGGGACGGGATGATAGGCTCATCATTATGATGATGTTAGAACGTGGCTTCAAAGGCAAGGAGATTGCTGCGCAGATGGGTATATCTCCAGCTGCAGTATCACAGCGGTATAAGAAACTGAAGGAAGACATTATCGTGCCATATTTCCGTCAGAACTTCGATATGGACTTGGATATGCCCGAAGTCATGGAAGAGCGTGGTATGGTTTATGAAACGATGGCTGCTCCTGAACCTTGTGGTGCAGTTGCAGACGCGGATTTCATCAGCGTGAAAGAATCAAGAATCGACTATATGGAACAAAAGAGAACAACTCCGGAGTTTATTACATCACTCCAGCCGAACGAGATATTCGTATTTGGCAGCAATCTTCGTGGTATGCATGGTGGTGGAGCTGCATATGTTGCTCACCGTAAGTTTGGAGCCATCATGGGGCAGGGGGTTGGTCTACAGGGCCAGAGTTATGCCATTCCCACGATGCAAGGCGGAGTAGAGTCTATCCGCCCATATGTGGATGAGTTTATTCTGTTTGCCAAGGAGCATCCGAACATGACGTTCCTTGTCACTCGTATCGGCTGTGGTATTGCAGGATTTACTGATGATGAAATCTCTCCATTGTTCGAGAAGGCTCATGAGGTGGAGAATATTGTTCTGCCACCAAATTGGTAAAATATGAACCAGGAACTATCGAAAGCATCTATATTCCAACGGCCAGCATGGGTTGTGGTGTTAGCCCTGATTACGGCAATAGCTTGGGGTTGGGCATTTCCACTGATTAAGGTGGGATTCAATGCCTTTGGAATTACCTCAGACATGACTGGCAGTAAGATGCTGTTTGCAGGTATCCGATTTGCTGTGGCAGGTATGATAGTCCTGTCTGTTGCACGAAGCAGTGGGCGTTCGTTCAAGGTAAATAAGAGTAGCTACTGGCGGTTCATTCTTGTCTTTGCGCTGATAAACACCACACTCCACTATTTCTTCTTCTATGTCGGTATGTCGCATAGCGAAGGTTCGCGAGCTGCTATCCTTAATTCGCTGAGCACATTCCTCGTGGTATTGTTGGCATGCGCCTGTTTCAAGAGTGACAGGTTGACTTCACGGAAGATAATAGGCTGCGTTGTGGGATTCTGCGGTATCCTCGCCCTGAATCTTGGAGGTGCTGAAAGTGGGCAGTTTACATGGCTGGGAGATGGAATGATTATCGTCAATGCTATCTGTTCTGCTATAGCAAGTCTGATGACTCGCGGACTGAGCAGGAGGATAGATGTTTTTGTTGGGACAGGCTATAGTCTCGTCATCGGCGGCTTATTACTTATTCTCCCTGGGCTGGCTCTTGGCGGCACGCTGCCAAATATCAACATGCTTGGTATTGTTTGCCTGTTGTTGCTCATCGCCATTTCTGCATTATGCTTTGCACTCTACAACAAACTGCTTAGCCTGAATCCTGTGGGAAAGGTGGCTATCTATAATTCGCTGATACCCATCGTTGGTGCTGTTACTTCGTGTCTCTGTCTTGGAGAGTCATTTTATCTGAAATACTTCCTCGCAGGAGGTCTGGCAGCAATGGGTATCTACATCATCAATAAAGGAAAGAACTGACGAAATCTAAGACTTAAATATTGAAATATGGCAAAGGAGGATAAAGTAAAACACCTGATACTGGCTTGCAGGTATTATAATGGTGAAGATGACAATCCGTTTGTTCATGAAATGGAAGAGCAAGGGGAGAGTGATGAATTGAATGATGCGATTACTGCATGGAATTACGAATGCTACTGGGTGAATGAGAAGCATTCGGGTAATGACTTTAAGGGTTATCTGGAGGACTTTGCTCATGCATTTTCTGAGTTCAAGGTAGATGATACGCCAACAGATTTAATAGCTGTATTGTGGAATCGATATCAGCAATGGGTATCAGGTGGGCCTGAGGGCTTCACGGAATGGTATACGAGGCGATATCAGATACGCGAGACCAATCGTCAGCGTAGGGCCAAGGAGAGAAGGAAGATCCTGATACCCAGATGCAGATATTACAGGGGCGAGGAGGAATGTCCAGAGCATTCAGGAATGTACAGCATGTTCTGGGATTATGAGAGAATATGGGTGGAAGCCCTGGCCTATAGCTTCAAAAGGGGCGAGGAATGGAGAAAGGACTTTGAACAGGCGCATGCATGGTTGTTGGCCAAGCAATATGAGATTCCTGCTACGTTGGTTGGACTGCTATATAACAGGTATATGCATTGGGGAAGTGGCCATGAAACGACTCTAGACTTCAACAAATGGTTGGAAGAGAATTACGTCAAACCCTCAGAATCGTTGGTTAAGCCTCATGCATTGGGGTTTGGTGAAGGTGGGGAAAAGATTTAAGTCTTTATTCTATATCTTCATCCTGCGCCAAATCCAGTTGGGTATAAGTCGCCAGAAGAAAGTGAGGACACGATAGCGGGCATCTATCACTCGGACATGTCTGTGTCGGTAGATGCTGCTGACGATATCTCGTGCGACGGTTTCTGGGCGCATCAGCATAGGATAGTTAAAGCTGCCACTGAGCAAGGCTGTATCTACAAAGCCTGGGCGAATATCAGTAAAGCGGATATTCAGGCCTCGCTGATGGGCTTGTTGCTCCAAAGCTTGTAGATAGGTGGCCTGCAAAGCCTTGGTGGCAGAGTAGGATGGGGCAGGACCAAGTCCTTTGGTGCCGGCAATGGAGGTGATGGCAGCAATATGGCCTTCACCCTTTTCTGCAAAGTAACGGTAGGCGGTACCAATCATTCTGGTAAAGCCGACAGCATTGGTTTCCATCGTCTGCAGCTCAATATCTGACTCCAAGGTACGGTTCTGCTTGCCGATGCCTGAGGCATGGAAGTAGAGGTCTATGCCACCGAGCTTTTCTATGAGTTGCATCAGCTGCTTTTCTGCCTCTGGCTTGGTTACGTCGATGGGCATCACTTCTATGCGCTCTGGTGCCATTGCTTTCAGGGCCTCCAGGGGCTCTTCGCGTCGGGCTGCTAATCCCAGATACCATCCGTCTGCTATCAGCAGTTTGGCTACCTCCAGTCCTATTCCGGAGCTTGCTCCTACTATAATTGCTTTCCTTCTTTCCATCATTGCTTCTTGCTCTTTACCTAGTAATGCCTGCAAAGTTACATAATTAATCTGATATTCCACTCTTTTTGTCGGACTTCTCAACATAGACAGAGGTACTTTGCTTCGACTTTATTTTCCTTTATACTTTACTGATGATTTTGGGTTTGGTAGTTGCTTTCTTTCTTCGATGTTATATCTGCCTATTCTTTAGGGTATTGCCATGCTCACTGTCTGTGGCTGATAGTTGGTACATCTTGCCTCATCCCTCATACTTCTTACATCTTACATCATTGTTATCATCCTCGTAGGGCTTGGTTACACATGATATATTGCCTTCAAGGAGTAGGAGAGTACTTGTGCTTACTGTACCTACTGTAGGTGGTGATGTTTGCGCATAGTGTCAGTACCATTTTCCATGTGTCTGACTTCTCATGTGGCTTCCTGTGAGGCGGCTTTCTATTTTTCCTTTGCAAAGTTAGTGCAGGCGGCATTCTGCAAGTATCAGTCGCGACTCCTTATTCCTGCACAAAAATCACAGCAGCCTTTCTCATTTTGAACAAAATAAGGTATTCCATGATTTTTGTTGGTAATTCCTTGCATTTACATGCCTTCATCCTGCCTACTCTTATATGCACGTAAAAATTAAAAAAGCTCCTCGGAGCTACATTAACAAGAAGTCAAACAATTAAAAAATAAGAATTATGACACAGAATGTACAAACATCGATTTTCACCCACAGCAGGTTATACAGCAAGCGCTATTATCCGGGCAATATCTACAATGTGGTTATCAATTGCGAGGATGGCGAGTTTTACGAGTATGAGGTAGAAGCAGATACATTTGCTAAAGCCACAGAGATAGCTGAGAACATGGCCTTGGATCTGATGGCAGATATTACGTACATCGAAGTTTATAAAGCATAAAACAAATAATTCATCAATAAAGTATAACAATTTAAAAATTAAAGTATTATGGAAGCAAAAGTTATTATCGTTACAGTTGTTAAGTCTAACAAGAGTGAGAACAATGTGTGGGCAGTAGGCATCACAGGTGAAGAACAAGAGCAGGCATACTGCAAGAGTGCATGGAAAGCTATGAAGTTCGCATTCCTGCTGAAAAAGCAGACAGGATTATACATCGAGGATGCTTCTCTCAAGGCTCTCTCTGAGGAAATAGCTCGGCAAAAGGCAGATGTAGCTGCCGCCGAGGCTGAGAGAGCTGCGGAAGAGGATGAGTACGGTATACATGACAAGCCAGTGGCTGTACAGCCTGAGGCTGATGCCAAGCCTAAGAAAGAGAAGAAGGCTCGTAAGCCCCGCACCAAGAAGGTGCAGGCTGAGCCGGTGGAGGTAGCTCCAGTGTATTCAGCTGCAGAAGCTGCGGATTTGATAGCCTTCGTTTGAGGGCTATCAATATCACGTCTTTTTGATTGGATTGCTTGCTTTTTATCTTTGCAGCATAATTTAAATACGATGGCTACAAAGACAAAGACAAATTTTGAGGCGGTCGGGCTGACATCTCACATGCCCGATGTGGTGGTGATAACTACAGACGCAGTATCACTGGAAATCATGGTCTATGTGAATGGTTCCTTGGTGTTCGATTCGGACTACTATCCGTTTCAGGGCAAGGTGAACTTCCGTGATATACGGGAGATAGTGGAAACAGCGATGCTGGAGAAGAAGCTGGCATTGGCAACGCTGACGTTGACGGCAAAGGAAACAAGGTCGACGGGTACCGGTTCAACTTATACGCTGGTTTCAGGAAAGAAGGTGGTGTTCAGTAAGATGAAGAATCCGAATGGTTCTACGAATTTCCTGAACTCCAATTTCCTGACTACGCGTAAGAGTGTGCTGATTCCTGTTGACGGATATGTGAACATTAGCTGTTATGTGAAGGCGAACGAACAGGGAACCAAGGGAGTAACAATTTACTATACCACGGCTGAGGATCCTGACACACCACGTTCTTTTCTATATGATTTGGGTAGTGCACAGACGGGTAGTGAGGAAGTCATTATTGATTCGTTTGACTATGATTTCTTGAAACGTATGGTGGATGTACATGAGGAGGTGGACTGTAAGGTGCTATATGGTGACTACCATCTAGGGAACAGACATTTCAGGTTCTTCTTTACGGAGGAACAGGCAACGGACCATTTTACATTCATGAACGCATTCAATGTGGAGGAAACGGCTTTTCTGTTTAACACCAAGACTGTCAAGACGGAGGTGGACCGTAGTGAGGCGGTATGTGGGCGAACGACACATTTCTATGATGAGTCGGCAAAGGTGAAGTATGAGGTAGAGACAGCTCCGCTGACTTATGACGAGGCATTGTGGCTGAATCAGCTGCTGACTTCTCGGTATGTAACGAGAATGGTGGGATATCTGGTGGTTCAGGTGCTGATTAGTGACATTACTTCTGAGGTGGTGGAATCTGATAAGGAACTCTCTCGACTGAAGTTCTCGTGGCAGTATGCGGACGGGAATGACTATTTGTAATTCTATTCTATCTTCTTATATCTTTATTTAACTACTTTCAAAGACATGAACAGCATTCATATTTCAACAGCAAGACTGATTCTGAACCGTCCAGAACCAGTGGATATCAGACTCTGGACCAAGACGGGAGAGATTCAGGAGTGGCGTAGATGCATCTGCATCAAGTATGACCACTATAAAGGCACGCGAAAGTTCAAGCTGCTGGATAGTAATCAGATTAGGATGACTCGCGAGTGCCAGATATTTATGATGAACGGCATGGAGGTGTATATGTAACTGCAAAATAGTACATTTTTGCCGTATATGCTGAATAATTCAGAATTTCTTTGTACCTTTGCAACCAGAAAGTGTTGTATAGAGGTACGACTTTTCTTACTGCTCTTGCATACGTGCACCCGCAGTACTCTTAGTGGAAATTGAAGCGACGCGCTTCTGTCTTGTGCACTCGAATCTGGAAAATTCAAAATAAGCAAACAAGACGGGGTACGACGGTTCACGTATATACGTGGGCTTGTCGTCTCATGGTCTTTTTGCAAGGTTTTCCAGAACCGGAGTGTAGAGATTGTGGGATACGCTGGCCCACGTTCTTTGTATAATAGCATGAAAGACAGGACGTAAGCTTTTGAGATACTATTGATATGATGATAACCGCCTGCGAAGGTAGTTATGTCCGCGGTCAATTCGTTGACCGTGGTATTTTTTTCAAAATGGAAAGTGGCTCTCTGAATAGGGAGTCACTTATTTATTATGCCATAGGATAATTATGCCTTTAGAAAACTATTTCTAATAACTGTTGCTCTTTTTGGAGATATTTTTTGTACCTTTGCAAACCGTAAATAATAAAAGATAATAATCAGGAAATAAACAAAGCAAATTATGGATCAAGTACATTATCATGGACCGATTACGGTCCAAGGAGCAAATTATCAGAGTCACTATGTACCCGCAGAGAAACCCTATGCGGTGTATGCATTTGTATGGGAAGAATCGTCAACGGATATAGCACAGCTAATAGGCACGATGCTGGTAGGCAAGGTAAACGACAAAGGTGAGATGGTGTTCGATAATAAAGCTGTATATCGGATGCCAGACAAACATCGTATGCTCGACTTCATGCACTGTTTCGTCGCCGAAGATATGGGTAAATTGTCATCTAATCCTATTCACCTTGGCTTCGAAGGTGACACAGTTGGAATAAAAGAGTTAATCGATGTGGTATGGATGCAGTTGAAGTTCGGTGAAGGAACTAATGTAAAGAGCTTTGTCGACAACATGCGTTTGGCTGGTTTGAAAGTTGAGCTAGGCGGCGACCATAAAATGCAAGAAGTTGATGCTTTTTTTGATTTTAACTATGATTATCAAACCAAGGAGAAAGATTATTTCATAGGGCTAAATAACGAGATAGCTTTGAGAGAGGAAATATGGACTAACGGAAAAAGTGCGCCTTCTCGAAATGTATTGAGCGGTCTGTGGCAACAGATTGAGAATTGGCAGGAGGTAGGAGTTTCCTTCGAACACATAAAAATAGAAAGCAAGGATCTCGATTATCAAAAGCAGGTGGACGAGCTGCTGGAGTTGACCAAGCTCTATGGCAAATATAAAAAAATGAACACGTGTTTAAGTCAACTGTATTACCTACTGCTTTGTCGAGATATGATCGGCACAGATCGTTGTTTTTACGACGATTTCGTGATGGGAATGAAGAAGGCACAATATAATAACTATTCTAAATACGACGAGGATTTGCAATGGGCTATCAATGTAGGTTTGGCTTCTCGCGAAGGTAACATCATCCGATTCTCGACAGACTTCGAGCGCATGGCAACATGGCAGTGGAAGTGGAAGGAAGGCGATGAAAGGAAGTAAATAATCGAATGGTATTATAACATCATGAAGATACCGTGTCTTTTTAGGCATGGTATCTTTTTCATACCTTTGCAGCAAAAAGCAAAGATATGAACCAACCATTAACCTATTCGTTCAACTCTGTTGAATCTATTCCTGAATTGAAGGCCTCAGCTGCTTTCACTGCCAGCTCTTCTGAAGTGTTTCGCGAACAAACGGATATCGTGCCCGTCAAGATAGACGAGGGCTATGAATATATGCCCTGGGGTGCAGATAATGAGATGCCCTACAAAATCTTGGAGCTGATAGAGAGTGATGAGACGCTTTCTACCTGCCAGATATTTAATGCGGAGGTGTGCTATGGATCTGGATTGGTGTATGACACGGCCAATGCCAATAGTAAAGTAAAGTCTTGTGTCGATAACTTCTTGATGGATAACAGCCTCAGCAGCTATTATCTTGGGGTATGTCAGGATTTCAAGTATTTCGGGTTCTGCGTATCAGTCATTATTCTGAATGGCGATGGGTCCCAGATTGTACGTATCTTGAGAAAGGAGGCGTGTTACTGTCGTTTTGCTCCTGCAAAGGCGGATGGTTCTATACCTTATCTGCTGTATGCCAATTGGCGTAAGAGTATTAGCTCAAAGGATGAAGTGGAGAAAATTGAGTTGCTGGATTTTCATTCTCCTTGGTGCGATTTGCAGGAAAGGCTAGGGAAGAGTTCATCATGTCCAAACCATTCATCAGGGCATCATAAGACAAAGACAAGGAAGTTCGCAATAGTTTCTCGTGTACCAACACCTGATAGCACGTATTATCCTATTCCTTACTATGGTGCTTTGTTCAAGGGCAATTGGTATAATATCAAGAAGCTGATTGGTATGGCGAAGGAGGCAAAACTGAAGAACTCTGCACCCATCAAATACCATATTGAGGTGTCTAACCGCTACTGGGATGGTATTTTCAAATCTGAAGGTATTACTGACCGAAAGAAGCAAATGGATAGGGTAGTGGAGGAGAAGGAGAAAATCATCAACTTTCTTACTGGTATGGAGAACTCTGGCAAGGCGCTCTTCTCTACGTTCTATACTACTCCAGACGGGAAAGAGAATCATGATGTGGTTATCAACAAGGTAGAAACAGACAAGGAAGGTGGCGACTGGTCGACGGATATCATCGAGGCGGTCAACATGGTCTGCTTTACCATGCGCGTACACTCGAATTTGGTAGGTAGTGTGCCAGGAAAGACACAGACGAACAATTCGGGTTCTGATAAGCGTGAGCTGTATACGATTGCACAGGCGCTGCAGAAACCGTATCACGACCTGCTGTTTACCGTACATCATATAATAATAAGGTATAACGAATGGGAGGGAGTTCGTCCGGATTGCCCGTTTATCATGCTTTCCACATTGGACGAGAATCGTGATGCGAAGTTAGTAACAACCAACAAAAATACAGAAGAAGAATGAAAATCATAACATCTGACGAGCAACTTAGGATGCTCATTCCGAATGTCCTCATGACTGTGGAGGGCGAACCTACATTGTTTGAAAAGCTGGCTCCATTCCTTGAAAGTACCGAGGATTGGGCTAAGCAGAATTTTGTTCCTGAGGAAATCTTTGACGAGATAGCTGGAATAGAGAGCTTAGGCCTCAACGAACGTTTAAAGTTTCCACTGGAAAGAATGGTTGCATGCCATGCATATATGACGGCTATTCCATCATTGGATTTGGTATTGACTCCTAATGGATTCGGTATTGTGTCTAATCAGAATGTAGCTCCTGCATCGAGGGAGAGGGTAGAGCACTTGATTACTTCGCTGGAGGCACAGCGTGACAGTGCTATTGAACAGTTATTGCTTCGCTTAGCTTCTCGTGATGACTGGCAAGAGTCTGAGCAGGGAAAGTATTTCAATTCAACTATGTTCCCCTTCCTGAATCTATGCCACAGGCTAGCTATTAGAGAGCATCTCTGGGACAGTTATCAGCAGTTGCATGAACGTTTGATTAAGATAGAGAATGTATTGGCTGAGACCTATTTCTCTCATGAGCAGATGCAGGTGTTCCGTGAGAAGGTAATGAATCAATTCCGTTCATGTAATTCACTGGAAGAACAGGTAATCCGCTCCCTGCATTCGTATGAGCTTCAGTTATTGACCGACATACAAGTTCATCCACAGTGCTACTATGATTTGGTGAACATTATACGAGAACACGAAGAGGTGTTTCCGGCGTGGCATGCTTCTTCTACTGCAGAATTATATACTCCCACAGTATTTAGGAACAAAAAATCTGCATCTGCCTATTGGTTTTAGGCGGATTTTTTTTACCTTTGCATTCGATTTGCTTTTTAGGGTACAATAAACAACAAACATATTGATAAAATTATGGAAATAGAATACGAGAAAAAAATACATCATGCAGATGTTCCTACAGAGGTAATCATTCACTATATTGTCAAAGACTACCAGCGCATGTTCCTTACTTATGGAGAATTGGAACGCCGTGCTGAAAAGGCTGAAGCCAAGATTGCCGAGATGAAAGAAAGGCACAGCAAAGCCATTGAAACAAGAGACAAGGAAATCAAGGAGCTTAAAAAAGAGATTGTGTCCCAAGATAGGGCTAAGCAGCTTGAAAAAGAACTAGGTCAGGCTCGCGAGCAGAATAAATTACTGGCTCAGGCAATCGCATCAATGAATACTGGAATAAACCCTGAGAAACTGATGTATAAGTCGGTCGTTCCAGTCGATCCAGATAGGCTGGAAAAGAAATTTGGTTCTCAGGTAAATGATGCATATGTGAAAATTACCGCAGCAGAAGAACGTCTGGCTAATTATCAAGAAATGCTAGAAGAAGCTGTCCGTCAGGGACTTGACACAGAACAGATTCAAACCGTCATAGAAAAGATTCGTAAAGCGTTTGGGAAAATAGACTCAGCTGTAAAGCATATAGAAAACTTCTATAAATTGGCTAACAGTGAGGCTTTGACATAATATAAGAAAGGCTTGCCATCATCACCGTTGACAAGCCTTTCTGTATTTTATTTCTGTTCCTTGACAATATCCGGACGCTTACCTCTAAAGTAGTTATCTGGATATTCTTTGTGCATTTCATCCAGTTTACGGTTAATTTCTCCTTCAAGGGTCTGGACGGTATAATACCAGTCCTTGGGAATGGGGCCTAACTTATTGCGCTGAAATCCAAAGCCATTGTCGGTGATGGCTGCGACAATCACTCTCAAATTAGGCTTGTTGAAGAACCAGGAAAGTCCCCAGACATCATCAACAATACGGGTGATGAGCTTCTGACGAAATGATGAGGGCTTTCCATCCTCGTTGCTTTCGTACAGTTCGTCATCATCACCGACATGGAAGAATCGCCTAGGAATATAGTAACTGCCCCAGTCGGCGTCCATTCTGAATCGTTTGTCATCCAACTTGTCTATGCCTATAACAACAGTATCGGAGAATTCTTCTGCTGAATCGTAGGCTTTTCTATTGGAAATAGTAATACCATGGCGTTCCAAGCTGACAAGTTGATCTTCATAACTACACCAATGCTCTCGGGCATTGAAATCTGCTCCTTCTCGAAGTGCCGCCAAAGGGATGGTGTCTCCTTTCTTGCCAACTATCAATTGCTCGATACCGTCACAAATCTCTTCACCATCATAGACACGCCAGTCGTCATCAACGATTGGGAACGTGATGAACTTTTCTTTATAATACTTTTCCTGGTCTGCTTCGGTGGCTTCACAAATAAGCACGCCTTTGAGGTCGTAGAAGTAGGCGCCGAGCCTGATAACCTTCTGTTCACTCTCCAGATTCACCTCAAAACCTGTGCGCAAGGGCTCATAAGAACCCATATATACCTTGTTGAGGGAATCTTTGACGATGACATCTTCCGCATCCAAATGTTTATAGTCGTGCTTGATGGGTTTCTCCGTATAATATGGATTGACGGCGGAGCCAAGCATTTCATACTCATTCTCGTATTTTGAACCCTTGTTCATCACAGTACAGTAGCGAACAAAGGGGTTCTTCTCAAAAAAATCAGATATGTACTCTAATAATTTTTGTTCCTTGAACTCAACATTGAACGACTTATAGGGAGCGTCGTTAAAAACTTCCTTTGTCTTCTCGTTGGTGTTCTTGATATAGTATGTTACTAAATAATATGCCATAATTTCACAATCTATTCAACCTTAATATTCATAAAATCCCTGTAAAAGGGCCAAAACGGATGCGAAGGTACAATAAAAATATGAGATATTGATATGTTAAGCATCAGTCTTAACAATATTTCTCAATTTGGTGGTAATATGTGCGTAATTATCCGATTGTATCCTTAAAAGTTATACATTCTTAACATAAAAGTTGATTTTTGAAGTGAAAAATTTGGCAAAATCAACTTTTATGTTTATTTTTGCAGCGGAAATAATTGAAATATGGATAGAAACCTATTTATAGAACTATTGGAAGACGGGGAGAAAGTGAGTCTTTACTCTCCACATTTTGAAGGCGAGGAATTTTCTGAGTTTGAGAAATTTCTGCTTGCCTATAAAGATACATATCCTGATGATGTGCGACAACTGGTATATAGGCTTGATATTATCAAACGGGATGGAGCAGAAGATAGACATTTCCGATATGAGGGAACACGTCGTGACAGGGTGATGGCTTTGCCTTCACATCTAGAAACGACTTCTCTGAGATTATATCTATTGAATATCCAGACTAAAATACTTATCCTTGGAAATGGTGGATTGAAGAATACTGCGACTTACCAAGAAGACGAAAACCTTCATAGGCAGGTCAAGACGCTTCAAAAGATAGATATTGAACTAAAACAAAGAGAAAAAAATAAGGTGATAGTAGTTACTGGCACAGAGTTGTTGGGAGAACTTTCTTTCACCATTAACGACGAATAAAAATAGGAGGAACAATTATGAAAACAAACAGAATTATGGATGAGATTCGCAGCACGATTTCACCGGAAATGAAAATGCAGATGGAAATGTCCGTGGCTATTGCCAATCGTATCTATGAAATTCTTGAAGCCAGGGGTATGACACAGAAAGATTTGGCTCGTAAGCTTGGGAAGTCTGAAACAGAGGTGAGCCGTTGGCTATCTGGTACTCATAATCTGACGATGGCTACCATATGCAAAATATCTGCAGCCTTGGATGCCGAGGTTGTGAAAGTGACAAACTTCGAACAAGAGCCAGCTTTCGCTTGAAACATATGTTTGTTTTTACATTCAAACATTTAAGAATCCGTGTCTTTTCCATATAACGACTGCTTCTGTACCTTTGCAGTATGGAAGCAGTTTTTAATATCTCTTTGCCCACAAGTTGGACCGAACTTACAGACAAGCAGCTACTGATGATCTTTGACCTGTTTGCACGCGACTTGTCTGCAGCAGAGGTTAAGGCGCTCTGTCTCATGAAGTGGAATGGCCTGAAGGTGCTTAGCCAACTGCCAGACAAACGTTTCCTCATTAAAAGAGGAAAGGAGTTGGTACCTCTAAGTACTAGGCAGATACAGCAAGCCACATCAGTCCTTGATTTTCTTGATAGCTTTGCACCTATGCCTGTTCGTATAGCACGAATTGACAAGTACCGTGCTTTGCCAGCAGATTTTGAGAAAGTTCCATTTGAGCAGTACCTGTATGTTGATAATCTGTTCCAAGGTTATCTCAACACACAATCTGATGAGCTTTTGCTGCAGATGGCACAGGTGTTGTACGGCAGCGATTGTGTGAAGCCTTTGAAAGCTCATCTGGTAGGTGTATTCTACTGGATGGCATCGCTCAAACAATATTTTGCAAGGCTCTTTCCTATCTTCTACAAGCCTGCGTCTGACAATAGTAATGGCAATCTACTGGGGAATGGTCAGACAGATATCTACAGTCAGTTACGTGATAGTACGAACGCCATGATACGTGCGCTCACTGGTGGTGATATCACCAAGGAGGATGCCATCATGAAGATGGACACTTGGCGGGCGCTCACGGAGCTGGACGCAAAAGCTCGTGAAGTAGAAGAGTTACGAAAAGCCACAAAGAAACCATAACTTAACACATTCATTCTATGATACCTTTTCGTCCGATAACACCACAACAGCCTGCAGCTGTCACTAATAATGATACGTTCAACTGGAATGCCACAGCATTCTTTGAAGACTTGACCAAGCGAAACAAGTTCGCTCGTTCCAAGAAGTTCACCTTTTGTAGGGTGAGCGGACTTGACGGATTCGAGGAAGCACTGGCTAAAATGCTGACGAAGTCTGCCTTTGTCTGTGTGTCTGATATCTCACAGGGATTTACGGACATCAACAACACACCGCACACTCGCAGAGTGAAAACGGTGTTTCTAGCCATGCGCCATGCCGTTGACAATATGGAAGCGCGACAGTCCTGTATGGACATGATGCGCGAACTGTTCCGACAGTTTATGTCCGTTCTAATATTGGAACAAACAAAGCTGCAGCAGCATTCCATCTATGTTGACCCGCGTATCTCATTTCAGGAAATTGACCGTTATTTCTTTTCAGGATGTGCCTGTGCATATTTCCAGATAGCTGTAGATATCTATACTGATTTACAATTCAACGAGGCGGAATGGACGAAATAATCAACCAGCATCCGGACCCGCAAGGCGAACGTGAGAAGTTCGTGATGGCCTTCAATGACACGATGTTGAAGATTTGGCAGGAGCAGATAACACTCCTGGATGTCATAGATACAGGTCATTTGCTACATTCAGTAAAGGCTTTGCCAGTAAGGGCTGATGATCGTTTTATAGAAATCGGACTGTCTCAGCTCTTTACGGAATACGGCCTTTGGCAGGACTTCGGTACCGGCAAAGAAATACCCCGTGGCAACCACGGGGATATTGGTCGTGAGAAGAAACGCAAAGCTAAGAAATGGTTCTCTCGAAAGTATTATTCCTCAGTCCTCAACCTCCGCGACTTCCTGGCTGATAACATCGGCCAGTCGTTTGTTGGCGTTGTGGCCAAAGCGCTTGATGATAAGTACAGAAGGTATAATCATTAGAACACATTGGCTTATCAACTATTACGGAAAAGCCATTCACGTCTTCGATGTTCAATTACTTTTTCCGTTGAAATAGAATTGTATATTCACCTCTTTTGCATTCCATCTGGTCTGCTGTCAAGTTAATGATAGAATAAGTCATCACATTGTCTGTCGACTCATGGGTGGAGCCAACAGATATTTTTGTCTGATGAACTTCTATCATATCTTTATTTAATGTCCATCGCCCTTGACTTAATATGCCATCATGAGACCCTGTTTGCCAAGAACCGTCGGCTTGGAAAATCTCTTCAGTAGGTTTTACTCCCAAAATGTCATCCATTCCGTTAGTGACAATCCATGTACCTATTATATCTTTTTCATGATACAAAGAGGTTCCAATGATTTCATCCTGTTCTTGTTGCCATTGTGCTGTTAGCGAGTATTGGGCCATCATGACGAGGGCAAAAAGGGCAAGCATAGCAGCAACATACCATAAGACCTTTTTTCGGATATGAGAGTTTCCCTTCTGGCTCATTATGTTTGCTTACGTGCGTTAGGGGCTATGTCTCTGAATTCTGATTATTTTCTACCTGTACCACCACACGATTTACATATTCCTGTGTAATTGCAGGCTTTACATTTTGACAAACCACCTTTACCAGAGGTATTTGTTACCATCTTACTGCCATTACAATAAGGACATATTCCTTTTCCGCGACATACAGTACACAGGTGATTTTGTTGATTATATGTTCCTCCGTTATTATAACCATTGTTGTTATTACCGCCACTTGTTAGAGATCTGTTATTTGAAGATGTCGTCGGACCAGATCCATACGAAGATTGATAACCGGTAATTTGAATAAGACTAGAACATAGTTTGTTAATCATTTCAGCTGATTTTGCTGTCGTTCTTTGCATATTTATGACATGTCCATCAATTGTAATTGTTTTAATGTCATATTGTCGTAACATGGTAATTCTTTCTACTGGTTCATTACATATAAAAGTGAAGAAAAAAGCAGCGGCGCTTTTACTGTTTTTTAAGGAGGAAATGTCAGTAATCTGAACATTTTCGAAATAGACATTACCGTTTGTGAGGGAAATCTTTGCCTGTCTATTTACAAATTTCCCTGATTGGTGAAGCCTAGCAATGGAAACTAATTCTGTATCGCCAACAGTCGACATTCTAATTCCTAACACTATTCTCTTGTCAGTGAGTCTAGTGGATTTATTCATGTCAAAGATTACCTCATAAATATTATCTCCTTCACCACTACTCCCTTTGAATACGCTATTTGACGTGCAAGAATAATAGCCGTTATTAGTTTTTACTTTATATCCGTCCGAATTATTCTGCGCAAAACAATATTGGAAAGCAGTAATGAGACAAAGGGCTAGGATTATCGATAATTTCATTTTCATAGTTATTGTATTGTTAGTGATTATATAATTTATAGATATTGGTTTTATGTTTGCAAATATAGAGAAAAGGAGTTAAATTACAAAGCATAAATTATTGAAATGTTTTGTATTTATAGTTTTTTTATTAAAAACATAGGATTATTAGAAGATGGACTTTTCAGTTTCTAGTGCAAAGCCGCTATGATAGATATATGTCAGCGTCATCAGTCTATAATGTAAAAACCTGCCTCTGAGGGATGGTCGAGCACCATGCTTTTCGGATTTTCCTTGGTCAGAAGCCATGTCATCCAGATGTCACCAGCAGCAGCTGCAATGAAGAAGATACCCCATGCAAGCAGAGGAAGGTTGCCGATAAACAGAGCCACTATTGACGGGATGATGCCTAAAATGACACATGGCATCATGGCTCCCATCATGTAGCCAGGGATGCGCATCGGCTCGTCGCAGTGGCAATAGGGAGTGAGCATCTTCCACATAACACCGAAGCTGATGCTCTTCCATCCGCTTGGGGCATAACAGGCCCAAGTAATGCCGTGTATCAGCTCATGTACTACAATGCCGATAAACATGGCCACGAAAGCGACAATCCATTGAGTGCCGCTGCCAAGCATCTCCATCATCGGCTTACGTCCTCCCCAAATAAGGTAAAACGGCTCCAAAAGCACAATTGCCGCCACGACCATAATGACTATTGCAAAGATATTCGCCTTTACGATGTCTATTGCAACTTTTCTTCCTTTTTCGTCAATATCCTTTATTGTTTCCATAACTCTCTTAAAACGCTTCTATCATATTGGTAACAATTCGCAAATTCTATCTTCCCTGATGATTTTTGGTGCAGACTTACCTGCCAATATAAGTATCTTCTTGCCGTTACGATAAATATGAAGCTGACGGGAACGAACAACAGCCGTCAACTCAGCATCGTCCTGCATGGCTATCCATAGAGAATGATATATACCATCCTCCTCGAATAGTTTGCGCTGCAGGTGCGAACACATGTTGGTGGTATCGAGAGTCATCATTTAATGTATTACTCCTTGAACTTACCTTTCATCCATAATTTCCAATACTTCCAGCCACCAGTTGACCATAGGGCCAAGAAGATGAGCACGGGCTGGAAGAACAGACGGATAAGACGCAAATTGTCGGTGTTGAGTCCAAAGGCATCAATGTGGTTCACATACTGGTTGATGTTGCCTGGGAAAATGGCAACATAGAAAAGTCCAAGCAGTGCACCAGCAATGGCTCTTTTTTTTGCAACAAGGAAGATGATGCCAAGGCCAAAGGCTATTTCAACAACACCTGATGCCAACACTACAAAGTCGGTGAACTCTGGGCTAAACTGCAGCCATGTGGGTACCTGTGCTACGAACTCCTGACGGTTGAATGTCAGATGACTGATGCCTGCATAGGTCATAAAGGCTCCTAAAAGCAGACGGAAGAATAGTTTTACGTATCTCATATGATTATATCTTTTGTCTAACTTATGCAAAGGTACGAAAACAGATGGAGAACACCATCGTTTTTATGTCTTTTTAAGAATGAAACTCATCATTTACCTTTGCAGCAGTTATCATCAACACATAAACTTTATGACCAAAGAAACTCGAACTGACGTTCAAATCTATTCAGCTATCGCCATGCTATTGGCTGGTGTAGCACTGGCAACAGCAGGCTTCATCGTACCGCCCACTGGCGAAATATCTGACTCGGTGCTTCTCTTCTTCGCACAATGTCTGATATATGCTGGCTCTATTTTTGGTGTGAGCATTTACATTCACACCAAGTTCGCAGAACTTAAATCCGCCATTGAGGGGGAGGAAGGAGGCCAGGCATGAGACCGATAACAGAAATCATTGTCCATTGTACGGCTTCGCCTGAAGGGCGCCCGATGACAGTCAAGCAGATTGATGACATCCATCGGAACGAACGTCATTGGGCCAATGGCATAGGGTATCACAAAGTGATATACCTCGATGGCACCATCCACGACGGCAGGCCCCTCGATATGATGGGCGCCCATTGTAGCAATGGTGGGCACAATCGATATAGCATCGGTGTGGTCTATGTCGGTGGATGTGCCAAGGATGGCAAGACTGCCAAGGATACGCGAACGCCAGAACAAAAGGTAGCGTTGGCAAATCTCCTGAAAGAGCTTCACAAGAAATTTCCCAACGCTACCTTATACGGACATCGGGAGCTGGTATGCAATCTGAAGAAGAAGAAGAATCCTCATCACGATTGCACAAAATGCAAGGGTTATCCGGCATTCTGCCGCGACGCCAAGAAATCTTGCCCCTCGTTTGATGTTCACGAATATGATTACATCTTTAACGATTCCCAAAAATGAAACACTTTTCTTACTACTTCTTTCATACTTGTTTGTTTTTTGTTTTCATAATCTGTTCGATGTCACTTACTGCTTGCAGGACAATGCGCACGTCTGAAAAGGCGGTAAGTGAAAGTGAGACGGCCTCCGTGACGGCATCCCGTCTCACTTTTTACCGCACTCTGGATTCGCTGTCCAGACAGTTTTCTATGTCTGCAGACAGCTTGATTATATTATTCGGGCCGGAGTTTCCGACAGCGTTTCCATCGGGGATAGAAGGCTGCGCGGAAACTCCGTCTGATACTTCTAAGTTCTCTAATTTATCTAAAGAATCTGAATCCTCACGGTCCGTTCCCAAACAGGTTAAGGTCTACGGACTACATGTCACTGGTGTCAGTGATAAGAAGTCCGTAGTGAATGCCGATTTGAAGGACAGCTTGACAGTGGTCACCCAGTCCAAGATGGATAAATCGGCCTCAAAGCAGAGTTCTGACCCAAGCAAGGTTCCTAAATGGATATGCCTATGTATGGTGATGGTCTTACTGCTATACATCCTTTATAAAATCCGCTGACAAAGCAATTTTTCCCTTGAAACGCTTGTGCATTTCGAGGGAAAGTTGTATTTTTGCAGCAGAATTAGCATCAAGAGCACTTGAATGTGCACCAACCGAGCTTTCGTTATGCCACGGTGGTAAAGAGATGCGAGTTAACAGAGTATTAACTAAAATGATAACGGTATGCATTACACCCGAATTGTTCTTAATGAGCCGCATGCCTCCATCGAGGGGCTTTATGATGAGCATCTGAGTTTCTGGAACATTGATGAGAAATTCATCAATGACATTGTGCTTAAGTGGACGGACTGGCATACTGATTATCTCTTTCATGGCTATAAGAAAGAGAATATCAGAACGGTCAGGTTTCCGTATTCAAGATTTATTGTTGACGCTGAGCGTCTTTGGAACGACCCTCTGGAAGCTGAGGGTCAGGGTATCCTATACAAAAAGTTCAATGGCTATTCTCGTACGATTCCTCCTGAGCATGAAACAAAGCTGCTGAATCTATGGCATAGCCACCAAGCACGGCTACGGGACAATCTCTGTCCTGATGCGCTCTTGCTAGATTGTCATTCATTCCCCAGTGAATTGAGCGACATAGATATCTGTATAGGATACAATGAAGATTGGTCAAAGCCCAATAAGGAAACCATCGAGTTAGCTGTAAGCCTCTTTGAGGATAATGGCTACAAAGTAGGCATCAATGAGCCTTATAGCAACTCAGAGACTCCTGAATGTCCGTTCGATTACCATTCAATGATGCTGGAGGTCAACAAGAAAGTCTATATGGAACCAGGAAGCTTGCGGCTAAAGGAGTCATCTTCCTTCAAATCAAGTGTTCGTACCCTCATGGCAAAGCTTCTGTCTGAATTGGAAAAATAGCTTTATACTTATACATCAAGAGCGCATAGATGCGCACCAACCGGCCAACTATCGTAGGCATCGGTGGTAAAATGATGTGAGTGAGAATGTTTAACCCACTAAAAATTTACGATGATGGAAAACAGAAAGATTGAAAACAGTGATTTAGTATTGTTCCCACGCCTGCAGAGGCCTGGGTTGAAAGCTAGGCATGTTGCCTTTGAGTCCTTCAAGGCAGAGTTGAAACACATCGAAGGCCATGGTTCTTATTGGCTGCTGTATCAGCAGGACAAGCCGCATCTTGTTGTGCATGTGCAGCTGCCGAAGAGCGAAGCGGAGTTTGATAACATCCTCGGCTGGTGCCTGGGGCAGAACAAGTGGTGTGATTACATCGAGGGCGACTTCTCGTTCATCTGCGTCATTGCTGGGTACAATGCAGAAGAGCTCACACCGAAATACCCAGACATCTTCAAAGAGCGAGTGTATGCGCTCTATCATGCTGTCTATTGGTGGTATGAGTACGGCAAGGCCCTGCTCTAATAGTAGTATATTAAGGGAGTATCTTCTTAGCTGATATTTGCTTCGCCTTTTTTTCTGATACATCGGAGAGCTTGCCTATCAGATAATCCTCTATGATAAGTCCTGCCATGGGAGCTGCAAGGTCAGCGCCGAATCCTCCGTGCTCGACATAGACACAGACAGCTATCTTAGGATTATCCATTGGGGCAAAGCCGATGAATACGGAATGGTCAGCGCCTGGGTTCTCAACAGTGCCTGTCTTACCGCAAATGGGATAGCTTGTCTTGATGCTGGTGGCTGTTCCCTTGTCTACAGCGAGGCGCATGCCTTCAATGACAGGGGGATAGGCTTCGGCTTTGACCTTGGTTTCACGTTTGGTCAGGTATCGGGTGTTCGTGGTGTTCTTATGAATGTGGGGAATATAGTACCAGCCTCGGTTGGCTATGGTAACAGCCAGATTGCATAGCTGGAGTGGAGTGCAGGTGACATCGCCCTGACCCATGCCTGCCCACCAGATGGTCTTGCCGTCCCACTTGCCTTGATAGCGGCGGTTCAGATAGGCTACTCCTGGCAGCAGGCCGCCTTGCTCGCCTGAGATATCTATATGCATTGGACCGCCCAAGCCCATGCTCTGCATGTAGCTGCGCCATGTGGTGATGGCTTCATCTTTGGATTCGTACATGAAGTCGTCATTGATCATCGAGGCAAAGGTCATCAGGAACCAAGTGTTACATGACTGTGCAAGGGCATCTTTTAGGGCTAGTGGCGAGCGGTGTTGATGGCAGCCCACTTTGATGTTGCCGTCCGTCACCCCGTTGACACATGTTACGGTAGTTGACGGGGTGATGACTCCTTCTGATAAAAGTGTGAGCGCCTGGGCCGTCTTGAAGGTGGATCCGGGGGCTTGGGGCTTGCCTATGGCTTGGCGGACATCGCTTCCATTAGGGGTATTGGTGGCCAGGCAAAGAATCTCACCATTGGCTGGATTGATGGCCACAATGCTTCCGGTCTTGCCTTTCAACAATTTATCTCCAAGCTTCTGAAGCATCGGACGAAGGGTTAAGTCACCGTCCGATGGTAATTCCTGAGAGTAGGCTGGCAATGCAAACAGCAGGGTTAATAATACAATAGTCGAATATATTTTATGTTTCATTCTGTTCTTCTTTAAACGAATGCAAAGATACAAAATTCAATTTGATTAATCAAATAATCGGGTGGGCTTTTTATCGCTCCATACCGCGAATAGAATTTTGTTATGCTCCCTCGTTTAGCGAGGAGATTGGTTGGGCAGACAAACATTGGCTATGATTTCAATCAGAAGATTGAGGTCGTAGCCAAAGATAGTCTTGATTGCCCATTCCACAGGTTTAGGCACGAATCCCTCAGGCAAGAGCAGTACCGCTCATCTGTCAGAGGGATTTCGTGTTTCACCCGTGGTTCATTACCGCGCAGCGAGCGAAAGGAGTGCGAGGGGTGCGAGAGATTTGGCGGGGTGATTGGGTGAGGAAATTGGTTGAGGGAAGCGTATTTTTAGGGGACTTTCGGCACTTTTGAGGTAGTGTGGAACTCGGAGGTCAAAATTAACAAAGGCAACGGAAAGACTTAATTTCTTAACATCTGTTTACATATTCCGCTTTCTTGAAGGGGTGAGAGAGGAAGGGGAGAACAGGGCGCGTGGGGGGTCTTTACTCCGAAGGGCTAAGCCCTTAACAATCCCGTAAGTCATTGGTTTTCAGCACCCGAAACAGTTGTTAACTTAACTATTTCCGATTTTAACGAAAAGCTCCTTTGTTTATGGGCGTTTTCGTGGGTTCTGCCAATGACTTTTTTCATCCCCAGACTTCGTCCAGTCAAGTCTCAGTACTGGGGCATCCGTTCACGTCTTTTCTATCATGTACGCGAGTATTTATCTTTGTGGCATAAATCAACTAAAGCGTATTTACATGTCATCAATCAACACAAATGCAACTGTCACCTTAACTGTCAATGGTAAGCAGGCACAGGATATGCTCGACAACCTGAAAAGGAAGTCACAGGACCTTGAAAGGGCTATTGATAAAGCAGCCAGAACAGGAAACAAGGTGGAACTTAAGAGGCTCCAGCGTGAACTGAAGCAGACCAACCGACAAATCTCACAGATAGAAAGTGCAACAGTCGGTGTGGAGAAGGTACTGAAGAACCTGGATAAGGCAACACCAAAGGAGTTAAACAAGACGCTCTACACCTTAAAGCAACAGCTGAACGGCATAGAGCGTGGTACCGTTGAATGGAACCGACAGGCAGAGGCCATCAGGAAGGTAAAAGCTGAGATTTCCCGTGTGAATGCTGACTTGTCTGTTGGTGAGGGATTCTGGGACCGCTTCAACCGCAAGATGAATGACTGGCAGACAACCTTAATGGGTATGATTGCAGCGGTCACTGGGCTTATTATGGCTGGTAGAAGTGCGGTCAAGGCTTTTGCAGACATGGACGCAGAGATGGCCAATGTCCGCAAGTTCACGGGAATGACAGAGGAACAGGTAGCGGACTTGAACGAGGAGTTCAAGAAGATGGATACCAGAACAGGCCGTGAACAGCTGAACATGCTGGCTGAGGATGCTGGTAAGCTGGGAAAGAAGTCTAAAGAGGACGTTCTGGGCTTCGTCCATGCTGCAGACCAGATAAATGTAGCCCTTGATGAACTGGGGGATGGGGCTACGCTGACACTTTCCAAGCTGACCAACATCTTCGGAGATGAGAAACGGCTGGGAACGGAGAAAGCGCTACTTTCTGTCGGTTCCGTTATCAACGAGCTTTCCCAGAACTGTACGGCTTCTGCTCCTTATCTGGCTAATTTCGCCAAGCGAATGGCAGGTGTAGGTGCACAGGCAGAGATGACCATCCCGCAAATCATGGGTTTTGCAGCCGTGCTGGATAGTCAGGGGCAGGCGGTGGAGATGTCGGCAACCGCCGTTTCTAAGCTGATTATGGATATGTTCAAGCAGCAGGACAAGGTCATCAAGGCAACAGGCATCAATGCGGAGCGGTTCAAGGAGGCGCTGACACGCAGCACGAATGAAGGCCTTCTGATGTTGCTTGAAAGGCTTCATGAGTTGGGTAACATCGATGTGCTGGCTCCAGTATTCAAGGATATGGGTGAGAATGGTGCCCGTGCAGCACAGGTGATTTCAGCATTGGCTGGTAATCTGGACATGGTAAAGTGGGAACAGGAGGAAGCTACAAAGGCATTCCAGGAAGCCACCTCTGTTACCAAGGAATACAACGTACAGAACAATACGGTTCAGGCACGCCTTGACAAGGCTCGCAAGCATGTGAAGGAACTGGCTGTTGTGCTGGGTGAAAAGCTGATGCCTGTCATGAGCCATGTGCTTTCATCTACAACCATCATGCTGAAAGTACTGTCTACCATCGTGGATTTTATCATCAAGTACAAGACAGTTCTTCTGACTTTAACAGTTGCAGTGGTTGGGTATTATTCGGCAGTTAAGTTACAGTATCTCTGGTCTTTACGATTCATTGCTGCACAAAAACTAAAAGCTGCATCACTGGTAATTGAGGATGCTTTGCTGGCTGCATCCATCCTCAAACATAAGGTACTTCGAGGGGAAATTACGGCTGCTGCAGCAGCACAGCTTTACTTCAACAAGGTACTGAAGATGAATCCGATGGGTGCCGCCATTGCAGCCATCACAATACTGCTTGGGCTGTATGTGAAGTTTGCCAAATCCAGCAATGATGCAGCCAAGGCACAGCAGAGATTAAAGGATATAGAAACGGAGGCTGACCATAATACCCGTGATGAGATTACAAGGATTGAAAGACTGCGCAGGACGATAGAGGATGAGACGCTTTCTGTCCATAACAGGCGTAAGGCCATCGAGGAACTGCAGCAGATTGTCCCGAACTATCATGCCAGTATCTCCGAAGAGGGAAAACTGTATGGTCATAATGCCCAAATCCTGAAGAATTATACGGAGCAGCTGAAGAACTCTGCCAAGATAAAGGCTGCATTGGATAAGCTGCCTGAGGCGGAGAAAGAGCGTGACAGTCATTTCAATCAGGCATCTGCAGGTATCCAGAATGCCTATTTCAACGAAAGGCAGGGACAGGATGAAGGGGAAGCCATTCGCCGTGCAAATGTCAGCCCGTCGGCTTATCGTGCTTGGAAAATGCAGCAAAAGAAGCTGGATGCTGCTGTCACGCAGTATAACAGCATTGTAGATGCGCTGACTGCTGACAACCAGCGGTTGGCCGATGATACAGCTAAGCTTTCCAAGGAGAATAACCCTCAAAAGGACGGAGGTGGATTTGTTCCGAATACTGATGACACCAAGAAGCAGGAGCGCTTCAAGGAGGAAAAACAGTGGAAAGCTGAAGAGGAAGTTCTCAATCGTATTGCTTATGCTACAGGTAAGAAGAACTATGAACAGTACCAGCAGCGTATCATTGAAATAGAAATCGAGTACCAGAAGAAGGTGCTGGAGCATACGGACCTGACTCAGCAGGAGAAGCTGGAGGCACAGGCCAGCTACTATGAGGCAGAGAAAAAGCAGGTGGAGCAGCATACAAAGATAACAGTTGAGCAGGAAAACCAGCTATACAATGAATCCCTTGCCATTCAGAAGCAGCGTTTCATTGACGGTGAGGTATCTTCTGAGGTATATCAGCAGACACTGGAACTGTTGGAACTGAATCATCTTCGCCGTATGAGTACGATGTATAAAGAGGGTTCCTCTGAATATGTGCAGGCTCAGAAGGCTTATCAGGACAAGCTTGTTTCTGACCAGAAGAAGCACCAGCAAGAGACGGAAGCGGCTGAGAAGAAACACCAGGATCAACTCAGTAAACTGAAAGATGAGTTCTTTGGTCCCAATAGCGGGGAGCGCATGAACAGGTACATGTCTGACTTGGAGGCACTGAAGGAGGTCTATGAATTGGAGATACAGGCTGCTGACAACAATGCCAAGGAGAAGCTTCGTATAGAAGAGACGTTCCTGAAGGCTCAGAAGGCTTTGCGTCAGAAATATAACATAGACAGCCTTGATGACAACAAGAACTTCCTCGAAGAATGGACGGGAGACATGCAGGAATGGCTGCAGTCAGATATGGGAAAGGCTGTCACAGGCACCTTGGAGGTCATCAGTTCCGGAATGGGCAGCATCTTCCAACAGCTGTCTTCACTTGTTCAGGCTGAATGCGACATTCAGGTATCAGCCATTGAGAAGCGCTATCAGTCTGAGATTTCCAGTGCAGAGGGTAATAGCTATATCGTGAAAAGGCTGGAGCAGAAAAAGGAGAAAGAGGTGGCCAAGGTCAAGAACGATGCCAGCAAGAAGATGTACACAATGCAGGTGATGCAGGCTGTGGCACAGACAGCAACAGCAGCACTGAATGCATATAGCTCAGCTGCAGCGGTTCCTCTTATCGGTTATATCCTGGCACCAGTAGCAGCAGCTACGGCTGTGGCAGCAGGCATGCTTCAGGTGGCTGCAATCAAGAAACAGCAGGAGGCAGCAGCGGCACAAGGGTATTCCAGTGGTGGATTTACGCCTGATGGTGGCAAGTATGAGGTGGCTGGTGTCGTCCACAAAGGGGAATGGGTTGCATCGCAGGAGTTGCTGCAGTCGCCCGTAGCCCGCCCGATGATTGATGCGCTGGACTATGCGCAGCGAACGAACACAATAGGGTCGTTACGCTCGGAGGATGTATCGAGGTCGATAGTCGCTCCAAGCGTTTACGCACAGTCCGCACCAACATCGCCGACAGTCATTGTGCAGCCCTCTTCGTCGGATGCACAGACAGAAATTGCAGCTACTCATGCGATGATGAAGGAGTATGCAACGGTCATCAAACAGCTGAAGGAGCGGTTGGATGAGCCTTTTGTAACAGTCAATACGGTAACAGGAGATACAGGCATCAAGCAGGCGCAGGATGAATATGACCAGCTGATGCGGAATAAGTCACCTAAATCAAGGAAAAAGTAATCTATGGAAATCATTATCAATGGCCAGCAGGCATATTTGAAAAAGAATACATCGTTTGAGTATATATCGGAGAATCCTCTGTTTACAGGTTCTGAGAGTTATACATTGACCATTACCTTTCCGCTGAAAGACTGCCCTGAGAACATCAGTATCTTCGGGCATATCAACAGAAAGGATGTGAAGAAAAGCAAGGTGGTCTTCGACTGTGACATCCGTGACAAGGCTTTCTTCAAGTCTGGAAGTATCGTAGTGACGGAGATTTCAGAGGTGGAGGTAAAGACGCAGTTCTTGGAAGGTCGTTCTGAGCAGAACTTCGACGACACGTTTGATGATGTCTATCTGAATCAGCTATCGCTAGGGTATCCTGATGCGGAGGAGCGTAAGCCTGCGAATACGTCGGTAAGCAATGCGTGGAGCAGGTGTTTTCCGGAGGTGAACTGGGTAGCATTGCCTTGGGTGAATAATTCGTCTGGGAATATGCAGAATGCAGCTGTAAAGAATGGGCAGGGGCTTTTTTCTTGGTCTTCAGAGGTGACATCGCTGACTTTCCAGCCATATCTGCTATTTATATTATATAAAATATGTGAGGTGACAGGGTATACGGGGAATTTCGAGGCAATCAGAAACAGTGACTATAAATATCTAGTGATTTGTAATACGCTGCCTGCTACATGGAGTCCTTGGAATTTTGCCATTGCGCTTCCGCATTGGTCTTTGACGGAGTTCTTTGAGGAGCTGGAGAACTTCCTCAGAGGTGAGTTTACCATCAATCACAAGGCAAAGACCATCAGCTTTGAGTTTTCTTATCAGGCGGTAAACAATCTGGAGCCTGTGAATATCAGTGAGGTCATCAACAAATATTCTGTGGAGGTGGCCAGAGAGAATAAATCGGAATATATCGGGGCCAAGAATCTGGTTTATGCTGAGAATGATAACAGGTTATGGGCGTATCTTGACTGTCAGTGGTACATTGATGAGCATAAAAAGGAGGCTGTGGAGTTTGACTCGCTGAGTGATTTGCTGGTATATGCCAGTTCACTCAAGATAAGTGGTGTCCAGTCGGTGAATAACGGACACGGAGGGGCGACAGCCTATACGAGGGGGTATTCCAACGGCTCAGAGGGGCATAAACTGTTTTATTCGAGGGATGTGGACACCTATTTTATTATGTGGTGCTATAAGAGTGAGTTCGTGAAGTCCACTCATATTGAGCAGACGAATACGGACTATAACTGGTACAAATACTATAACCGTCTGATGCCTGTCAATCAGTTCGGAAGGCTGATTATTGACAAAGAGGCTGAGGATATGGAACTGAACATCGTGCCTGCATGGATGGATGACACGGATGAGGAGCTGGGAAAGTGTCTGTTTCTGGAATGCGGGGAGATGGGAAGTGCCATTTCATGGACTGAAGGGACAGACGGGCAGGGAACATCTACAGGCGGACAGTCTGGTGGTGTGTTCGGCAGAGGGCGTGATAATGTTTTCGGTGGAGGTAGTGCTAGTAGTGATGACGTGGACTACAACAGTGGGGCATTGGCTCAGTCAAGGGCTGGGAAGGCTATAGCAAATGGTGAGCAGGATAAGTCGGATGCATATTTCGACAAGTTGTACGTGGGTTTCTGGGATGGTCAGAACAGACAGTCGGACAAACTGCCATGTCCTGTTGTGGATTCACTGGTAATAACGGACGAGTTCAATTCTATATCAACTCCTTATTCCATGCGGTTGAGAGAGCCGATAGATGGGGAAAGGTATACCTATGACATAGATAACAAGAAGAAATTCACCTTCTCATTCCTGTCTGATGTAATTCCGAATCCCAGGGCATTGTTCTACATCGAGGGGAGCAGGTATGTCTGTGAGAAAATAACTGCGACCTTCCATGAGGGTACAGGAAAGTCGCAATTACTGAAGGGCGTGTTCTACAAGGTTACTTGAGCTTCTTGAGCTTCTTCTTCACGTCATCCTCTACTTTCTTTGTAGAGATTTTGGCGTAAATCTGAGTGGTTTTGATATCCTTATGGCCGAGCATTTTCTTGACTGACTCTAATGGAAACCCATAGTTAATCATCAATGTGGCGAATGAATGACGTCCGATGTGACAGGTTACAGGCTTATTGATCTGGCAAAGGGCTTCGATGACGTGGCAGTACTCATTAAGCTTCTGATTGCTGATGAGAGGCAACTTATAGTTGTACTTCTTCAATACATCCATAGCTGGGGGCAGGATAGGGGTGAAGAAGTTGGAACCAGTCTTCAAACGCTCACCATCAATGTAGGTGTAATCTGTCCTGTCCACTGTCATTGTGTCAAAGTCGAACAGTTCCATATCACAGAAAGCAAGGCCAGTGTATGCCATAAATATAAAAAGATCGCGCGCACGGTCGAGATGTCCAGTACATTTCAGCTTACGCATTTTGAGAAGTTCAGATTCATCGAGTGGGTTACGCTCCTTGTTACTTCCCTTAGGGAATTTGACGTACTGATAAGGGGTCTTCGGCTATCATTTCAAGTTGAAAAAGAAGCTTTGTGTACTTCTTGACCTTTTTGTGGTAACCGTGAATAGTGTAGTCACTTCTGTTGTTATCCTTACGGAGCCATTTATCAAAAGCGATGATATTGGATTTAGTAAGGTCTGCAAAAGTTTTAAGGTAGCCTGATTCTTTAACCAGGTTAAATGCCACCTTTGTATCCTTGATGGAATTTTTGGCAAGGCCTTCTTTTTCCACATGATCAAGACAGTAGTCTACAAATGGCTGGCGTAGGTCAGTGCCTTTATACATTATCTTTCCTTGGTTGATGTTCAATTCATCAAGTTCAGCGTGGCGATTAAAATTATCTATGGTCATATCCTCTTGAAGAAGTACCATTGCCTTAATGACCTCTTCATAGTGAGTCACTTTCGCCTGGATGGTTGTAGATTCTGCAATAGCCATCCACTCTGAAGGGCTTGCTTTACCTACAGTAATCCACTTGCGTTCACCTTCCTGAAGGTAAATGCTAAGCTCAATTTTTCCAGTTCCCGTTTTGGCTGAGACCTTCTTACGGTCATAAACCACTCTTACATGTTTCTTCAT